CATGAAAGCTTGCACCAAGTGGGCCTTCGATGCCATACATTTCGGGGCCGCCGACATGAGTCTGACTAGCAAAGCCGTTATAGGGGGCTGTACCTCCGCCGAGCATTTCAGACCCAAAAAAAGCTGTGGACTCCCATGAATCATATAGACAAGCTTGGAATTTAAACGGTGACTGAGAAGGTATGTGTGTTGGGGGTTGAGATAATTCAGGGTCGTAGTTTGTGTGTTTGTAGCCTACCTTACCCACATCTCCAAATGCTACTGCAAAATTATTTGGCTCACCGTCAAAAGAGTTAGATGGATCAGTGGGATGTATCATCGACAACGCGCCAGCGTTGGGTGATAACCAAAGTTTAGGAATCTCATTTTTTATCACTTCTCCCCAATCGTCGCCGGAGCCGGGTGGTATTTGATTTGACGGACTGAAATAAATCGAATCATACTCATAATCGCAGGCTGGACAGTCTGAAACATCATCTATTTCACTTGGAGTCCAGTCCGGTGCAATAGCCCCATCAACAAATCCACCACCTCTGCCAAGCCTTCCCGAAAAATTGTCTCCACATGAGTATATTTTACCGCCAGAACCAAAAAAACTTCTTCCATCTACTGCGGCAAGAAATACTAAACCATAACCAAACTCTTTTGATTCCGTATCTCTTTGGCCAGCCTGATAAGGATCCCAACCATCTTTCTCTATAACTAAGACCTCTCCAGATTCTCGCACATAACCTTGATGTATGTGACCACCAGCTAACTGTATATGTTGCGAACCTATCCCTAAAAATTTACCTAGACCATAGCTCCTTTCTTCCTCAGTGAAGGCCGACTGTATTGCGGCTTTTAAATCAAATATTTTATAATCACCAGAACTTCTTGGGAGCCTACCGCCGGCTTCGTTGCTAAAAGCATCATCGGGATGGTCGGGGGAGAAAAGCGCGACTATTTCATCATATATGTCTGCCATGTATATGAATGTGTCATTAAAAGCTCTAATAGTAGGTCTTTCTGTAAACCCATATATAAAACTATCTTTAAGCTGGTATTGACTCCCATTAGACCAGTAGTTATCACCTTCATCTTGACCACTAGGTAGCGTTGCTACGGCAACGGTTCCGGCATACACTTTAAAGGGGCCGTTTCCGCTAGAGGTTATTGGTTCTTGACCACCCGGTGGTAATCCACCGCCGCCGCCACCAGTGGAGCCACCACAAAAACAATCACAAGGTCTTCCCATTTTTTATGTTCCTTGACATCCCATCCACATGGGCCTATACTCAGTCCCAATCTTGACTGCCATTATGTAAGCGCCATCGTAACCGCTTAGGCTTGAGTCTCTATTAGTTACAAAGATATGAATTCCAGAAGTCCAGTTTTGGCCGTATAAAATCATTTCGCCACTAGTTGGCGAGGTTGGGCCAGTTGGAGCCGAAAGGTCTGTATCTAAAACTCCTTCTACAACATTGTCAAATGCTCCAAAAGTATTAACAGAAGCTTTCATAACACCGTCTACATGCCACTCTTGCATGTTAGGGGTGGTCGCATGAGTCGTTGAATTATAATTAACATGAAGCACGGCGCTTGGAACTATTGTTGCTTCACCAATAGAAATCCTTTGTGTCTGTAGCGAGCCAGCTATAGCGCCACCAATATTTAATCTACTGCTTTGATTATTTACAACAAGTTTTTGGCTTTGTTTTGTTATCAACTCTAAGTTATAATATCCACTAGCACTCTCAAGTGCATTGTCGCCTATCCCTATTGAATAAGCAGATTTGGCATCTCTACCAGCAGAGTTACCAATGAATACTGACATCCTTGAGTCCTCTGCGTCATTACCGGCGTTTGGCCCAATAAACACAGAGTTGTCAGCGGCGGTTGCGTCGTAGCCAGCTCTATTTCCAATAAACACAGAAGAGTCAACACCACTGACTGCCGTTGTGCTATATGAGCCAGCTTCTGAACCAAGCATAACCCCATAGTCCGACTCTATTAAATTATGTCCAGCTTTATAACCAAGAGCGTGAAGGTATTGATTGATGTTGGGGTCAATGGTTGACGTGTTGCTGAATACGTGATTCTGGTTTGCAAGTATTCTAGCTGCACCACTAACTTCAATATAACCAGCTAAAGAACTAATATTAATCTTGCCAACACTTCCATTAGTACTGATATACATATAAGAGTTCATATCAGATATTGGATATTGCGTTTCTGCTAAAGCAAGTTCTTCTATGTTAGTGTCAAATGTATTTATTCCGCTAACTACAGACAGTGAGAGGCCAACTCCCGGATTAGGAGCAACGCCGCTGGCATTAGTGTCAATTGAAGAGCCGTCAGCAAAGTTGATTCTACCTAAAACGTTGATGTCCCCGCTAATTCCTACTAGAGGACGGGCAGGGCTAGAGGCGGAAAAACTATTGCTGTCTGACATTGGAACGTCTGTATGTCTCATAGACATTACTGTGTTCTCGTTGCCGTTTGCGCCAGTGAATGTAAACACTAATCCACCATCTGGGTGATCTGCGCTTACATCTCTCTTGTTTATGACGGTCGCTACTTTATCTGTGCCAAATGCGTTTTGGTCGTGCTTAATTATTAAACTGTCAGACTCTGTACTAGAGGTAACTTTAAGTTTGGCTTGAACAACTGTAAGTTCTTTGTCGCTAGTGTTTGGCCCCATCTTTCCGTATAGTAAGATGTTATTGTCACTTCCTCCAATGAGTAGCGCATGGTCGTGGGAAGCGCGGTATACTCCACTACTAATATTTGGCCCAATGGTTATGGAGTTATTATAATTATGTGCCGTTGCGTTATTACCAATTGCGATTGAATTTATGGCGTGTGTCATGTTTGCGCCAGTGTTGTATCCAACGCCAACACAGCCAGATCCAGTACTTATGCCAGAGCCAAGATTAAGTAGCGCTTTAGATCCAATAGCAGTACTAAACTGAGTGTACTGGCCCCAAGTCAGAGCTTCAAAACCATATGCAGTATTGTGTCTTTGATATCCATTAGTAACCCATGAAGCTCTATTCTGAGGAGAGTTATATCCCAAGAAAGTATTGCCGCTTGCATTTGCTATAAATGAAGTTGTATTTTTAGGGTTCAGCGGATTATTGATAAGTTCAAAGTTATTACCTGAAGCATCACAATACCAGAGAGTGCTGGCTTGCCCGTAGGTATGCTGTTCTGCTATGGAAAAGCCGCTTGCTACGATGTCGCCAAAGTCATGTTTACCATAGTCTCTAGAAAGTCTAGGTGCTGTTCCCGACTCCTGAACTCGCATAGCTATGACACCGCCTCTAGGAGATGCGTCTTTATTTACATCACCATCTACAGTAAGTGGCGCGTGCGGTTCATCATTATTAACACCAACCCCAGACTCACTAAATGCAATGTATGACCTATAAACATAATCAGCATGTGGGAATCTAGTAGCAGATTCATCTGTTATAGTGTCAAGGTCATATCCATTATATCCATCAGTACTAAAGTCAGTATAAGAAGCGTCTTGTGAACCACCTATAGAATCACCAGTTACAAGACCAATAATTGCATGTCTTCTTTTGTATAGTCTGGCTGAGCTTGGATCTGTTGGATTACCGCTAGACCATAAGTCTCTATACCCGCCACTTGGAAGATACTCCATTACCAAACCGCCAAATGAAGCACCGTCTCTTATAGCATCTGTGGCATTGCCACTAGTTACCCAATTATTTACATCATTAGGCCCTGACAATAATTCCATCTTAGGAACATAACCATCTGGCGCTGTAGCTCTGATTGAGAAGTCGCCGGTTGATTGGACATTTACTATGGTTTTTGGGAGTTTTTCAGAAGAGTAATTAGAAACACCAAATAAACCAGCGTCAGGATTTACTTGCCATTTATTGTAGTTGCTAGTATTCCTACCAGAGGAAATAGTAAACGTTGGATCTTTCATTACGGTTATAGCATAACGAGAAGTGGAACCAACATGAGATGTTAAAGAATATCTGTCATTTTTCTGATAGCCAAGCTGCACCGTGTTTGCACCACCAGCGGAGTAAGCCGTTGTTGTACCATCTGGAGGTAAAGATGCACCGTGAGTAGTCGTTACCACGTCATTAGCATCTGTATAAAGAGATGAAAACCCATGGCTATTAGCCGAGTTTCCTCTAGACATCATCTTATGACCAACTTGCGCTCCAGATCCAACCGTGTGCATTGAAGAAAGGAAGTTAGCATTTCCTGAGTCGAGGAAGTTGACTTCTGTTAATTTAGAAGAAACAGCAGACTTAACCAATGACATTCCAAATGTTAATCTATTGGCATCAGTAGCTGTCTGTAAATTTTCTATGTAAAGTCCAGCACATCCGCTACTCATTACCAAAGATAGTGATTCATTATGGCCTATTACTCTATCAGTCATCAAGTGTCTGCCAGAAGCAATATGTATGCTAATATTACTATTCCAGCTAGATCTAGAATATGAAGTGTCTGATTCTAAACAAGTTAAAGAACTGTTTGGAGCTTTATATGTGAATTCATAATCTCTGCGGTAATTAGTCCCGCTAGATCTTAGTACAAAACCTCCACCTTCTACTTCTTCGTCTTGCATATACCCGCATACACCGGGGAATCCATCACACTGACCGCTAGCCGCTAAGTAAATAGTTCTGCACTCATAGGTGCATGACTGTATTTCATTGTAAGTATAAGCATTTATCTTAGCTGTACCACTAACAACAATATCATTGAAGAAACCATCCCACTTCAAGTCTTCACTACCAAGGGCATAAACATTTGCACTTTTTGGCAAAACATTGCCTTGAACAGTAACTAAGCCAATGGTTCCAGATGGAGACTCGGTTCCAATACCTATTGCGTCTCCAGAGAAATTAATCTTCTGATTAATAGACTTCCACTTATAACTGTTGTGGCCTAGATGATGTGCTTCAGTTAAGTTTGGTGATACGCCACCAGAAACCTGTAGAGAACCATAATCATGAAGAGAGTTAACACCAATACCCAAACGAAGGGTATCAAGCTCACCGTACATAAGTGGAATACCGGAATCATAGAGGGTTAGATCGCAGCCGGCATCACCACTAACATTGTGAGCGCCTAGATAAAACTTATAATGATCTCCGCTGCCAATGTAATATCCAGCGCCATGTCCGATAGCAACATTGAAGTCACCATGCCTAGTGCCATGTAAAGAATATGACCCAAGAGCAACATTCTTATCGCCATAGACATTAATACCCAAAGAAGCATATCCGAGAGAAGCATTATTACTTCCATATAGATTGCAACTATTTGAGTACGCACCAATAGCAGTATTTCCCGAACCAATATAATTATTAGAAAGGGAAGAGTAACCATAAGCCGTATTGTCTATACTTATATAACCATCAAGATGAAGTTTTGACAAAGACTCTTGTCCACCCCTAGTCGTTCTGACTGCTGGAGTAGAAAAGTTCTTTCCAGTCAAGTCTTGCCCGTCAGTAAGGTTATGGACAGAATCTATAACGTCAAGTAGATTTTGTCTAACATCTCTTGGAGAAATGTCTTGCGTAGCGTTGTCTGCTAAGTCCCTATTAATATTAGAGACAAGCGTAGACTTATCTTGAATAGTCATATTTTATTGTACTCTACTTAAAGCTTATTTCTAATTTTTCATAGTCAAACTTAACGTTATCACCTGCATAGATTACTCGTGGGTTATCTAACGTGGAGTGCATTAATACATTCCCTGAGCCATATATAGAACTATCTACTACAGCAATACCTGATACCCAACCCCAATCCACAAGAGCAGTGTTGAAAACTATTTGACCACTATTTCTTACAACTCCACTTCCCGCACTATCATCTGCGGAAGTATAAGACCATGAAGTTGAAGATGGGGCGCCAATGCTAACCCTAGAGTAACCTGTAGCAGTTCCCGGATCAACTCCACTTGCCAGCTCTGGAATTGTAGAGCCAGTGTGAGAATCCAAAGGAGCACCACTAGTTAATGCTATGGAAATATTACTTGGCGCAGAAAAAGACTGACCTCTAAACAAAAAATTTAATAGGCCAGACTCTAAATAGTCTGATAAAGCAGCCATTTTATACTCCTAAATCCTTAAAAAAATAACACCTTCTAGTATGTTATACACTAAAAAAAAGAGCCACCCCCATATATCTGAGGGTGGCCTTTTGCTAAGCGTGGTTAAAATGACAGATTAGAATGATCCAAGGATTACTCTTCTATTGTCAAGTACACCAAAGCCAATTTCAGCGAATCCGTAGTAACCAGCGCGCTGCTGTCTATGAAGAGTAGGATCTTCAAATACAGTCAACTGCTCTTTAACTGGCATTACGAAGCTGTCGTTAGAACCTTGATCCAAACCAACTACAAGCTCAACGTCAGATGCTTGAACAGCACCATTAAGCTGGCTAGTGAAGAAAGTTTGATATTCTTGGCCTTCACCAAGTTCATCAAGGTCATGAAGGTTCACACCAAAGATGCGTGTGATTGGAGCGCCACCTTCAGCGGCAGTGTAGATCTCACGACGAGTTACTTCGTCAATCTGATCCAAGCCCCAGTTGCGTACGTCTTCCAGAGCTTCTGGAGAAACGTAAAGGTCAGTCAAGCGACCACGACCAGTGGAAGCGCTGTTGCCTCCAGAGTTACGTCGCATAACGGTCTGCATGAGAGAAACTAATCTCTTAGTGAACTGACCAGCGGTTGCGTCGGCATCATAAACAAGAACGTTTCTATCAACGCCAGCGGCCATCAATGTGTGCCATCCGTCGTCATTCATTTTCTTGGTGAAGCCAGCTTCCAGAACTTGCATAGCGCGTGCTACGATGTCCCAGCGAGCGTCACGAGCATATCGAAGCAAGTAGTCGATTGAGCTAGTGATACTATAGGTTGGGATCATTACGTAGTCGCCTTCAACTGCTCGTTCAGGAACACGACCGTGACCGGGATTAGTGTAAGCAACGTGCTCACCTTCTGCGCCCGGAGAAATTAAGTCCAATGGGAACTCGGTGCTTGCGCCCGGCTCAACATTGATAACTTCAAAAATATCGCCAAGGATGTTGCCTACCAAAACACCTTTACGGAGAGGCAATTCCAAAGCTTTAGCGAATTCTCGCTGTGCTGCTTGTGCGACATTAAGATCTGCATCGCCCGACTTTTTGAGCAAGCCGATCAGTTCGTCGCTAGGTCTATTTGTAAAAGACATTTATAATCTCCTTAAATTAAAAGCTAATGGTTAGGCTTACGATGCGTGACCGTAAGGCAAGTTGATTTCAATTTTGCAATATCCATCTTCATCGAGGTCGGTCATGAAACGTCCGATGCCAAGAGCACCTGATGCTGCGGCACTAAGTGTACCGTTAACGATGTATCCGGCGCTTTCGCCAGTACCAGCTGCATAAGCAACATCGCCAACATTTGGCGTACCAAGAACCATATTAGTTACAACATAACCTTTTCTAAGGATTGTAACTTTTCCACCTAACTGAACTTCATCTTTATGTTGGTTAAGATGAGTACGAGTAAGGTCTTTGTTAACTACATCGTTCAACAAAATTCCAACAGGAACGTCTGTTGCTGCAGCTGCTTTGTACTTCACAAGGTTAACACCTTGATCCATAGCTGCACCAGATGCAGTTGTCGAATCATGAACAACAACACCACCACGGCTTACAGCACTATCATTGTAGAAGAAGCTGATATCCGTTTGGAGTTCGTATCTATCTGCTTTAAGAGCCATTTTAAATCTCCTATAAGATTAATTAAAAAAAAGTTATTTAGCGAATACGTTATTAGATAACCAATCAGCTACAGCAGCTTTGGTCGAATCAACTTCTGCTTCAGCTTCTACTAATGCGGCTTCGCTGGTTTCAACTTCTTCAAAAGCTTCTTCCAACTCTTCTGCTTCAGCTTCTTCTGCTTCAGTTTCTTCTGCTTCAGCTTCTTTGGCTTCTTCAGCTTCTTCTTCGCTAGCTTTAGGTTTTACTTTAGCTTTTTCTTCTTTTTCGTCTTCTTTTTCTTCGTCCTTCTTTGGCTTTTTGCCAAACAAAGCGATAACAGCTTCAAAAGCTGCGTCATCCAAAGACTCAAAGTTAGCTAAAGATTCTTCGACAGCTTCTTCTTCAAGACCAGCTTCAGTTAAAGCGGTTTTGCGAGCAGCAGTCTTTTCTTTTTGAATCATCTCAGCAATTTCTTTTTGAGCTGTTTCAAGTTCTGTTTGAGAGGATGCAAGAGCATCTTCTAGTTCAGCAATTTTAGCCTGAGTAGATTTAACAGTCTCTTCAAGGTTAGCAATTGCTTCGTCTTTTGCCTGAACATCAGCTTCAAAAGCTTCAACCGTTGAGGCAAATTCTTTGTCTTTTGCTTCTTCGATTTGTGCCTTGATAGCCTCATTCTCGGCTTTGGATGCAACCAAGTCTTCTTTAAGACCTGCAAGTTGCTGTTCCAAGATCTGAGTATTATCTGACATTATAATTTCTCCTATAGAAAGTCTATCAGTAACGTCTTCATTTATAATAAATGATTTGCTCTTTTCAAAAATAACACTTCTGGGATTAGCTGGTTTTGAAACCAAACCTTTTCCAGAAAATGCAATATTCTTAAGAGCCCTACCTACGGTATAGCTTTCATACTTTCCTTCACCACCATAAGATCTAAGGTGCTTAGTCAAGAATGAAGACTCTTCTGTCCGTGCTACAACATGATTTTGGCCATTGGGGTCAATAAGCGCATAATCAAAGTCAGAGAACAAACATTCCATAGACACAAACCATTTTCCCTCTTCTATTTCGGCAATAATTTTGCTCATACGTTCTTTATTTTCTGGATCAGTCCAACTATTGTATAAGACTGCTTCAGTAATAATGTCAAAATCAGCAGGTGAATCCGCATTATCTGCAGATACCTTATTGCCCTCTTTATCTAATACATAGGAACTTGTAATATGCCCTATGATATCATTTTCGTTGTGCATAAAATTGAACTGCTTATCTTCAGGTGTACTGCGAGCAGCCCATGTTGCTTCAGGTGTAAAAACATCGTCGTTCTTATTCCAACCTGTAGAAACTAAAACAGCTTCTAAATAGTAAAGGTCAAACTGGTCTGGATTGCTTTTACCTTCAGAAGCTAATATCTTCTTGATGATTTCGTTTTGTTCGGGTTGGCTATTAGGTATAGCGACAGACGCAAACGCAACGGTGGCTTGAGATCTTACAATCTCTTCTAGGCCATCTTTTATCTCTTGTTGATATATTTTCATATGTCTTACCTCTAAAATAAGTATACACAAATTCCTTTTAAGTATTTAAACGGCTGAATTTAGTAGGTAAATTCTACAAACAAACTGACAGCGTTAGACCTGAAGTCGTTGATGCTCATTTCGTCAAGCGTCACATTTTGAGATATTAAAAGCTTCTTGAACTCTTGAGATGCAGAAGCTTTCTTGGACAAGATATTCATTACTACTGACTCGTCTACATTAGCCATTGGTTCTAGATTATAGAGAACATCAATCTTCATTTTTTCAAGATTACGAACCTCAGCTTTTGTAATTTGTCTAAGGTTTGACTTTCCGTTCATTTCTAGATATGCAGAGTTAATAATATTAGATATGGAGTCAAATGATTTATTTGCCCATAGTATAGTCTTGGCCAGTCCGGGCCTAGATTTTGGCGTTTCCACCCTTTGTTTTCTTGGTTTTGTATCAGTTACGTTTAAAGGCCTGCCCGGATCTTGAGGCATTTTATTTTCAGGCTCATTTTCCTGTGGCTGAGGGGCTTTTGGTTGTTCCTGAATTGGTTCGTCTTCCTTTACTGGAAGCCCTTTATCTTCTAAAAACTCCTCGTTGTCTAACAAGTCTTTATTAAGAGCTATCTTTTCAATTTCATTGTCATGTTGAGGGTTATGATATGGGCCTGCTTTCTTAGGCATAGTATCCTTCTTCCTATCGTTGGCCTCTCTTCTGAGTCTAATCTTCTCAACTGGTGCGATCTCTTTAAATCTTTCAAGCACAGTTTCGTGAGATATGATGTCCCTATCTGCAAGCTGTAGGAGCAGATTCTTTTCGCTGGTTTCATCTGCAAGGCTCATCTGGTCAAAGTGTATATGAGCACCTTTTCTGAAGCCCATAGCCTTTCTTACAATTTCTAATTCGTGATGCCAGAATTTGACAAGTAGATCTCTTCCATACTGGAGTCGTTCAACAAGAGTCTTTAGCGATATAAAGTTGTTGGTAAATCCGCCGCCATTTCCAGCCATGCCAGTCAACGTAGGAGGAACTCCCAATCCCGCATAAATACTATTAAGAACAGATTGATATTTTTCAGAACCTAAAAATTTGTAAACTTGACTGTTTGATTCTGTATAGGTTAACTCTGGGCCCCAAACAAGTTCCATAGTTCCACCGCCAACGTTAGAAGCTAATATATCTCTAAGCTTGTTGATAGCTGCTTTATTTGGAAGAATCTTATGATCTAAACTACCAAGAGTCCATAGTCTGATATTTGAGATCGCCCCATCAAGCGCAGATAAGTCTGCAAGTCTCATTTTTTCTAACATAATAATATCATCTAATATAGCATAGATCATTGGGTTTGACCATTGACTCCAGTCGTCCTTTTTATAGTAGAACGTTCTTATCCGTTCTGGATCAAGCTCTATTTCTTTGTCACCTCTTTCTACCGCGTTTCTTACGTTAGACGGCAATGTCTGTAGAATATCTGTTGGGATTCCATTCTCGCCAAATTTTGAAGAAAGTGAGTTCTTTACTGAGAATGACTTTCTGCCCAAGAACATAGACATATTACCATCTTTGATATTGATGGTCAATGGATTGAAGAAGTTATATCTCCAAGGTATTTGGTTTTTTACGACATTTGGTACATCAACTTTGATGTCGTTAGCAAGTGACTTCATATATGTAGATAGCTCTGGCGTAACATTTGCGTTACTTCTGTACATAATAACATTCCCAGTTCTGTACAGATTATTTAGAAACCTTTCTGATCTTTCTTTTCCGTTAACTTTTTTGAACCACTGATTAAAGAATCGCTCTGCGCTTTTATTCTCATGTACTAAGCTTATTCCTTGGCTACCAAAGTCGCCCATGAGATCAATAACATTTCTGATAATTCCAACTTTATCATATGCGTCCATGCACATCTTGATGGCAACCTTGTACCTTTTAGATACTTGCTCATCAGGTCTAAACGCATAATAGTCATTGGCTGTGAATCCGGGACGTACAGAACGGTTTGGCTCTATGTCTATAAAGTTTCTATAATGACTTGCTGTAGATTTTTGCACCCCACCAACAGACTCTAGTGCTTCTCTGCCGTAGTTGGCAAACGCTTTTTTTTGCTCTTCTGGATTGCTCCAAGTGGACATATCTGACATATTTTATCTCTTTTCAAATCAATTGGAATGTTAATCGGAATGGTTACAATATTATACACAATATCTTAATAGATATCTTTCATGTTCTCAGTGAACCAGTTTGGGCCGTTGTACATAGTCTCGCTGCCCTTTCTTTCTGTGCCGTCCATACTGGCAAAGCCTCCATAAAAGTTATACTCCTGCGGCGTCGGCGCTCTCATAATTCCTCTTGCCGCCATGTTAGCCATAATCAAAGATGAATAACGGTCTTTTCTCATTTTACTTTTCTTACCTGCACCAACAACAACCTCTGGTGTATCCCATCTATCTCTTCCGCTTGCTGTTTGTGTCATCTGTATCATTGCTAGCTCATCTTTAAGTTCTTCTATGTCTAAAACACATTCCTCCAATGTATCATATATTCTGTTTTTCATACCGTCTTCTATTGCGGATATGCCAAGAGAGATTGGATCAAAGAACGGGAACAATAATGACTTATCCTCAAAGTCTTTTCTTAAGCTATGATTTGCCTCTGCCAGCCAGTCGTACTTAGCAAATTGACACATCTCTAGTATGTGCAATCCTTTTTCGTCGTCTGTATCTTTTTCTTTGTTTTCATCTATTACTGGCCATATGGCAAATTCGCCTTCTCTTATTTTGTCGTTGTCATGCAATGACTCCATAACAGCTATACCGCCACCCTGAGCGTCCATAGCTATATGAACACATGGAAATAATTTCATAAGATCTCTAATTTTCCTAGCACAATATGCATAGTAATCAGTCTCAGTAGAGTATCCCTTTTTAACCTTGTCTTTGTGCTCTGACCTGTTTGTAGTCCAGCAGTGAACAATCCTTCTGTGGTCTGGGTTCATCTCTATAACAACTATCGAGAAATTATCAACTTCAGAAGCAGGGTCAACACCAAATACATACTGCTTGGAAGGATCTCCCATCAACTGTGCTTCAAAGTGTATTTCGTTACCTTTAGAATCTTTTATTGTGTTGTCATTTGTCACAACACATGATTCAATAAGTGATCTCTTAAAAAACCCTTGACTGTCTCTGGTGAAACATGCTCCAAATTCCATTTGGTAAATACCAGCATGTACAGTTGCTTTTGATCTAGCAACCTGAGCAGCATCCATAAAGCCGGCTGGTAGTAACTCATATGGTATTCTAATGATGGAATATTGACTCCAGTCAAAACTCTCAGGTACTTCATCTCCCCCAAATACTTCTCTCAGTCTGCTTTCTTTGCCTCTGCTTTTGATAATCTGACGCCACTTCTTCCAGTAGTCCGCAAAGTGATTAAAGTCATAATATGCCGTTCCAGAAAGTATAATCTGGTTGTCTAATATTTTTATATCTTGTGTTTGTTCTTCTTGTTCCTCTGCTATGTTTATACCTAAGTCTTTAGCCTTTTTCTCTGCGGCTACTCTTTTAACATTATCAATTGGATCAGAACTAACAGCTGCAAATCCAGCTACAACATTTTCAAATATATCTCTAGGTATAGATGCAAATTCGTCAGATATAATGTCGTTGGCTCGCTGACCACGAATCTTCTGACCATCGCCAAGAGGTAAGCATGTCACAGTGCTATCATTAATTCTCATAACACATCTGTCTACGTCTCTTCTTGGCCCACTAGTACCACTGCATATGTCTCTTAAAATAGGAGCGTTTCTCCATATGGTTTCCATATATTCAAAGAGAACTTTAGACTGTCTAAACGCAGCACCAACTACAACAACTTTTCTTTGAGGTAGAAGCAGCGCCCTCAGTAAAGAGTACAGAGACAGCATAAAAGATTTACCAAAACCACGACTCGCAATGAGCATGGGAAATTTTCTATTCCACATTTCGCAAAGCATTAAAGCTTGAGAAGGTAAAATCTGTATGTTGAGTATGTGCTTACATATGAACGAGAAGTATTCTGGCCTAGTCATTAAGAACGATAACTTTAGATGAAAATCATCATCAGAGACTTTTAATAAGTCCATGGGGTTAAAGACGTTTTTATCATCTATGTCTATAGAAAGCCAAGCGTCGTCTATCTTTTTTAGTTCTGTTGTCATTTGAGGCTGTTTATGCTCCCGTAATTTCTATGCGTTATTACATTGTCAGCTAGTCCATAGTATACTGCCTCGTGAGAAGTTAGATACCAATCTCCATCTTTAAGTTTTCGTTTAAAAAATCTTTTTATTTTTTCAGGAGTTACCGGGTTAAACTTCTCTTTAAAATATTTTCCTTTTACAGTCTTGCTAACATATATATCCAACATTATATCTAGTATTTTTTCTTCAAACTTAGACCAGTTTTGCGTGTCCAGATAATTACCTGCATTTCCGCTGCTCCCGTAGTGGCACATGAAATAGGCGTTGGGCATCATTATTCTTTTATCTGCGGCTTGAAGTATAATGCTACTCATGGATTCCGCTTGGCCATATACTAAAATCGTTACATGCGATCTGCACAATTTTATAGCGTCAAATATCGCCATGCCATCTCCCCAGTTTCCACCAAGGCTATGCATATGAACTAGTATAGGTTCGTTTTTAATATAGTCTAAATGCCTGATGTTTTTTATGAATGTTGTAGCCATTCGATACTCTACACCGGGATCGTCGTCAAACGCTCCGTGCTGACCGTGTAAATATATTTCTCTCTGCTTGAGATCTATATTCTGACCATGTATGCATTCAATAATGTCACTCATTAGTTGTACATCTCATTAATACGTTTGAATAAACTGGTTAGAGTTAGAAAAGCATTATGTTTATTACCACAAAAAACTACATGTATATTATTCTTGAGCTGAAACTCCATAAGCATCTTTAACATATACTTTCCGCTTATTTTTACTTTTGCTTTCTGGGATTCCGGTATTCTACTTCCTTCTGGAAATTCTACCAAATCTTGAAGTGAAAACTCAAGTAGTATGAACTTATGTCGAAAGGTTTTCATTCTTCCTATTTCATTCATGAAGGCATTTTTTTTCTGACCTAGATTCGTAGCTAGTTCCTCTGGTGAAGCTTTTCTCTCCACACATATCTTTTCCTCTAAGCCTTCAATACTGTAGTCACCAGTATCTAACTTTCTTTCTATCATTCCTTCACATTTGTCATATTTACTAAAGTAATAGCCTTCTTGTTCTCTAGTGTCTTTTATAACCGTGAAGTTTGGAATTTGTTTTTTAGCCATTTTTATTCTGAACTATTTCAGTAAATAGTGCTTCATAGTGTGACTCAAGTCCATTTATAGAGTCGTGGCAACTTCTGCACAGTGTTATACCATTGTCAACCTCATATCTTAAAGTAGCCGCTGTTGACCACTTTTTAATATGGTGTGCCTGCAATTTATACCTTGAACTACATCCGGGCATTTGGCACTTTCTTTTATCCCTATTATATACTTTTCTACGCCAGTCTTTATACGTAGGGTCGTCATAATTTCTTCTCATTGTGTAGAAACCTTTAACACGCGTATGTCTGTTTTAATTTCTTTACAAATATCCTTAGTCTCTTGCGAGCTATCTTGATCTAATATAATTCTTACTAATTGATATATAGCTTTAAAGCACGCACCATCAGGGTCATCTGCCTCAACAAATACTATTGGCGATGTGGTATTATATTCATATAGTCTGAATTTTCTTAGTCTAGATATAATCAGCGTCATATCCAAGTAGACTTTATATATTTTCATCCATTAATAATCCAGTTTAAAGCTTGGAAGATCACTCTCCATCATGATATTTACTAGACCTACAAGGTCGTTTTTTGGTGTCCATCCTAAAACATTATTTGCTTTATCTGCACACCCTCTTAAATAATCCACTTCCGCTGGTCTATAAAACTTAGGGTCTACAACTACATAGTCAGACCAGTCTTTAATACCAATGTATCCAAAGGCGGCATCTAAAAATTCTTCTATTGTATATGTTTTACCAGTGCATATTACATAATCGTCTGGTAAAGATTGCTGAAGCATCATCCACATAGCCTCTACATAATCTCCAGCATATCCCCAATCCCGAAACGCCTTTAAATTACCCAAGCGGAGCTTCGGAAATATTTCTCTTCTGGTTCCAATATGTTCGCCATCTTCGCCTTCGTCAAATGTAAAGTGTTGTTCTTCTGATGCGTCTAAGCCTTGTTTTGCAGCCCAGTCTACATAGTCTCCGATCCACTTTGTTATTTTACGGGTTACGAAATTTTCTCCACGTCTTTCGCCTTCATGATTAAATAATATTCCGGCACTTGCATGTAAGCCATAGGCTTCGCGGAACAATCTTACCATATAGTGCGCAGCACATTTCGCTATTGCGTATGGAGACTGAGGTAAAAATTTTGTTTCTTCGTCCTGATATTTGTTTCCATTCTCATCGACATCATATGAGTCTCCAAACATTTCGCTTGATGATGCTTGATAGAACCTACAGTCTATCTCAAGATCCACAATGCTTTGTAATATATTCAAGACACCTTTGCCTGTTATATCCCATGTGAGGCCGGGCTGCTTGAAAGAGACTCCTACATGCGATTGCGCTGCTAGATTATAGACTTC